ACCATACTTTGGTGAGGTGCCACATGCACTCGTATGGGCAGTGATACTGACAGCGTTAGGTGGTACAGTTGTTCTCATGGCAGTTGGTCACAAGTTGCCTGGAATTGAGTATGATATTCAGAAGAAGGAAGCGGCATACAGAAAAGAGTTAGTGTTGGGCGAGGACGATGCAGCACGAGCAAATCCAGATGATGTGTCGTTTCTATTTGGTGATGTTCGCAAGATTCATTTCTACTCGTATCTGCATTATTTCTACTTCAATATCGCTAAGTGGAGTTATCTACAGGGTATGGTCATTGTGCCATATGTGATCCTATCACCTACCATTGTTACCGCCACTATCACACTGGGGGTTGTATCACAGACAGTACGAGCGTTTAACAAGGTTGCTGAGAATATGCAGTACATCGTTAGGAGTTGGCAAAAAATTGTCGAGCTTATCTCAGTTTATAAGCGCCTACGAGAATTCGAAAAACAAATTGAAAAAAGTTGAAAAAAGAGGTTTAAGGGGGCTTGACATTTGTTCTCATATCAATTAGAATGTATATGTAAGTTGATGAGGAGAAAGAAATGTCGAGAGAAATGTCAGTAGCAAACAACTTCGGAATTGCTGGGGTGGTTTATTCCCAGATTAAAACTATGAGTCCTTGGGCGATGGCAGCTTGGGGTGCTAAAGAACTGGTTGTCCTAAAGGATGGTATTCAGTTCAAATCTTCTGGTATGGTCAAAAACAAAGGTATTATTCAGATCAAACTGAATGGTTCTGACCTGTACAATGTAACTTTCGGTAAGGTTCGAAAGTTCAAATACAAAGAGATCAAAAAAGTCACTGATGTCTTTGTAGAAGATCTGATTGGCGTAATCGACGAAATGGTAGGTTAAACATGATTTACAGCATCCTTGAAAGCTCTATCAACTCTGCTCTTGAGTTGGACGAGAACTTTGACGAGAACGGCAACATCAACTGGGATTATATCCACGCTGATGCATATGCAGATGTTCGCAGCTTTTTTAAAGACGATGAAACCTTTAATGAATTCTTCGACGATATCGTTGATGGCATTATCGGTGAGATGGACGAAGCTGCGTTTCAATACGAAATGATGATGCCGGCGAAAAAAAGTTCTATGGTGGTGAATTAGGGGGTTGACATTTGTTCTCATATCTAATATACTATATATACGGTAAAGAGAAAGAGAGAAGCAAATGAAACTCTACAAACGCTACTATCTAATCACCGTTACCGACAGATCAGGTAAAATCGTCCACGAGAGAGAAGAGTTCTCAGGACACAACGCAAGTGAAGAGATGATGATGTTGGGTAAAGAATATCCCAACTGTGAAATTACAACTGTATTGAAAATGGAGGAAGTGTAAATGGCACACGCAGTTGAAACTATGGCATACGCCGGTGAAGTTCCTTGGCACGGTCTTGGCAAACAAGTCTTGCCTGATTTGACTCCAGAGCAAATGCTCTATGAGGCTGGTCTTGATTGGTCAGTTGAGAAAATCCCTGCCTTTGCAGAGGTAAATGGCGAAAAGGTCGCTGTCAACAAATCTGCTTTGGTTCGCTCTAGTGACAGCAAAGTCCTAGATGTTGTCGGTGATGACTGGAACCCTGTTCAGAATGCTGAAGCGTTTGGTTTCTTCGCTGACTTCGTGAGTGAAGGCAATATGGAGATGCACACCGCTGGTTCGCTGAAAGGTGGACAGATGGTGTGGGCTTTAGCGAAAGTCAAAGACGAATCGTTTGAGTTATTCGGCAATGACCGTATCGACTCCTACCTTTTGTTCTCTAACCCGCATATGTACGGCAAGAGCATTGATGTTCGCTTCACGCCCATTCGTGTGGTGTGTAACAACACTCTGACTCTCTCGCTTGGCAAGGGTTCCAAAAACTCTGTCAAAGTCTCACACCGTACTCAGTTTGACGCTGAACAGGTTAAAGAGACTATGGGGATTGCCTCTTCGAAGTTGAACCAGTACAAAGAAATGTCTCAGTACATCTCTTCCAAGCGGTTCACTGAGGATACCAAAATTGAGTATCTTGAGAAGTTATTCCCAGTGCTTGGTGAAGCCAAGCGTAAAGAGCGTTCAAAAGGCGCTCAAGGTGTCCTAGACATTCTTGATACGCAGCCTGGTGCTGAGTATGGTGAAGGAACCTTCTGGCAGTTGTTTAACGGTGTCACCTACTACGTTGACCATGAGATGGGCCGCAGTGCTGATAACCGCATGAATGCCGCTTGGTTCGGTTCTGGTGTCAAAAAGAAGCAAGATGCCCTTGCCCTCGCCGTTGAGATGGTAGGGTAAAAAAAGTGAGAAAGGGGCTTGACACAGCCCCTTTCTTTTGGTATCATTTAAATATTATGACAACATTAGTGGAGAACTACAACATGACCAAAAGAAACCCGAATATTGTTAAATATGAGAAATTGATTGAAAGCATCGTACTAGATCTCTTAAAAAAAGGTGATTTGTATGGGAGAAGTACCAATGACATCAAGACATTAGGAAGTATGTCGGATGCAGTAGTCAAAGTCATCTCAGAAGATTCTGAACTGAATGAACAGTTTTTGAGTCTTGGGCTTAACTACAAATTAACCACCGAGGAAATCAAGCAGATTAAAGAACGTGACCCATCTTATCCTATGAAGGGTCGGATTGAACTCAATGTAAAGATTTACAAAATGGCAAAAAAGAATGGATACTGTGTTACACATCCAAATTATCCAGGGGTTCTTTCTAAGAAACTCATCAAGAAAGGTAAGCCCAAGATTTGCGGCCGCGAAGCACTTTACGGTTTGCCAGAATTGTTGCAGAAGTATGTCATTGCTGATAACGTTACTACTCAATCACCCCAACTTGCCTTCACGCAAACAGAGTCCAATGCAATGAGTGAATCAATTGGTGTTTCGAATGCTAAGAGCGTTGATAGACCAAAAGAGAGTGTGACCAAGACAGTCACGGATACATGGAATGACCTCTCACGGAACAAAGACGTAACTCTGTTGGAAACTACTGTGCCATTTGGCTCGAAATTGATGGTCACCTACATTGATGACAGTGAAGAGTTGGTTTCAGTAAAAATTATGCGCTAAAAAGTGAGAAAGGGGCTTGACACAGCCCCTTTCTTTTGGTATTATGTAAATATGATGATGATGAAAAACGGAGTGAACGACATGAAAACCACTGATATCAAAACCGCCCTTCGCAGCTACCTTGAGCATATCTATGCTGACTACTGCGAATTCACCGATGGAGAAAAGTTCCGTGCTCGGTTTGCTGAAGGTCTTGAATTCAAGATGGGCAAAAAATATGTCAAGGTCATCCACAATCGTTCTGTTCATTCGTTTATCGTGAATGTCCACGATGACCCGAAATTCAAGTTTGGTGACATTCTGAAACCTGCTAGTTGGGCATCACCTGCCAAGAACTTTGCTCGTGGCAACATCTTTGAAGGTAACTTTGGAGGCATTCGATGGATGGGAGCCTAATCGGAAAGTTCTGGTACATCGTGTTTCTACCCTTGACACTAGCAGGTAAAGCATTTATAATGGGTGGTAGTTTCTTGGGAGGTATTATAAGTTACCTCCTGGGAAAGATACCGCTCGCAACTACTAACCCAGCTAAAGACCCAGACATGGACAATTTTTTAAAGTTCTGTGTGGGTGGTTCTATGTTAGGAATCATTGTCCTAGCACTCGTTGAAATCTTTTTTGGAGCATATGCAATATGAAAATGAAGACACTATTAGCACTACCACTATCTGTATTTCTATTCTCAGCGGCTCATGCTGATACCGTAAGTGTAGAAATGTTGAACAAACGACCAGATAAACAACGTATGGTCTACTCAGAGGATATCACTCGTATCAATGTTGGTGATACCATCACTTGGTTACCTACCTCTAAAGGTCATAACGTTCACTTTATCTCTGGTCCTGACGGATTTAAACTACCAAAGAAAAGTAAACTAAATAAGGAATACTCCATGACCTTTGATGTGCCAGGAGTGTACCTGTATCAATGCACTCCGCATAAAGCGATGGGTATGATTGCTTTAATTGTTGTAGGTGATGATACGAGTAATAAAAGTCGAGTTGCCAAAACTAGAGTGTTTGGTAAGAGTAAGAAAAAATTGAAAGGTCTAATCGGAGAACTATAATGCGAGACTTTGTGCTTAATTTTTATAATGGAATCATGGATGCTGAGATCAATCCACTGAGGAATATCCCAGATTTGGGTGTTCGTCATCTAATTATGCAGGTTTTAGCATGGATGTGGTGTATTGTTTTCTCGTTCTATGTTGGAAGCATCACCGTATTTGGCATCAGTGCTGTTGCCCACGCGCTTTTAATTGGAGCATTCTTTGTTACAGTTGGCACATTTGCCGCTGCTAAATCTAATCCAAATGCTTTAATCAAAGGCTATCACACTATGTCACGTGCTCGCAAACATATGTGGGTTGATGGTAAACGTTATGACCTACCTGATAACGATCCAGGTGGTGAGCATAACTAAGATATTACCGCTTGAGAGGCGACGGAATAGACGTTCTGGACACGGGGGCAGTACCCGTCGCCTCCACCATAAGGACATTGATAATGTGGACATATAAATGTGATGCTGGTATCTATACAGAAGATAGTTTAATAAAACTTCTTCATTTAATTTTTCAGCATAGATTCAGTCATCTATTAAATGGTGAGGGCTTTAAAGATTAATGTCTTTATGATGGGGGCGAACTAGGATCGACAGACGTAGTAAAGGTCAATTCGAGGTAATCGGTGAGCTACACCGTAATCGTGCAAAAACTTTAAATGCAAACGATAATGTTGCATCTCAGGAGTTCGCACTAGCTGCGTAACCACCTATGGGTTGACGGGCAACCTGGAAACAGAAGGGTCTTCGGACCCACCCGCTTTACATGATGGAGAAGAATATGTGGAAATATGTTGTTATAATTGCTGTTACCATTCTGGCATTTTTGATTACGTCATATCCAACAGACTCAGCGTCTATGGATGATGACACACCACAATACTTAGTGGAATCTGAATTTAAGATTAACACTCCTCCACTACCAAAACCGCGTCCAATCAAACCAGTAATTTTTTCGTCGCCCATGAAATATACTCAATCTCAATTTATATGTCTCGCAAAGAATATATACTTTGAGGCTCGTGGTGAAGAGATCGCTGGTCAGTATGCTGTAGGTTTAGTTACACTCAATCGCGTTCGTAGTAAGCGTTTTCCAAATACTATCTGTGGTGTAGTGTATCAAGCACGATACTGGAATAATCATCCAGTCCGTAACAGGTGTCACTTCTCATGGTATTGTGATGGTAAATCAGATCGTCCAAGAGAAAAAAAGCACTGGAACTTAGCGCAAGAGATTGCTGAAACATTACTGCTATTCAACATTGAAGATGTCACAAAAGGGGCGACACATTATCACGCGAAAGAAGTTCTACCACATTGGGCTAAACAATTAAAAATCAAAACAATTATTGGGAACCATATTTTCTATGAGTAAATTTTATCAACATCTAGGTAACTATAAACCGCTCTCTATTATCGCTGGCCCATGCGTGTATGAAAACTATGAACTGGCAAAACGCATCGCATCTGAGTTAGCAGAAACTTGTGATAAATATGGTGTTAACTTTTGTTATAAGACGAGTTTTGATAAAGCGAATCGAACATCACATAGCGGATATCGTGGCAAGGGTCTTGATGCTGCTATGGAAGCGTTCATGCATCTACAGGCAGAACTTAATATCGAAATCCTAACGGATGTACATGACTGCTGGCAAGCACAGGTTATTAATGCTGACATTCTACAAATTCCTGCATTTCTATGCCGACAAACTGACCTACTAGAAGCAGCGGCAAAGACTGGCAAACCCGTCAATGTAAAGAAAGGTCAATTTCTTTCTCCGTGGGAGATGCAAAAAGTAGTTGACAAGGTTGTGCATTTCGGTAATAATAGAGTTATACAAACTGAACGTGGTACTACGTTTGGTTATAATAATCTAGTCGTTGATATGAGAGCATTGGAGATTATGAAATATGATGGAGATCCTGTTGTTATCGATTGCACTCACGCCGTTCAACATCCCGGCGGTAGCGGCGATAGGAGTGGTGGGGACAGCAGCTTTGCTCCTACTATAGCAAAGTCTGCTGTTGCTAACTGTATCGCTGGTGTGTTCATGGAGGTCCATCCAGACCCTATGTCGTCGCCTTCCGATGGTCCTAATATGATTAGACTAGATGCATTTGAAGACCTGTTACAAACCCTTTTGAGAATTGATGAGGCTGTTAAATGATTTATGGTAAAGTCTGGGGAACCACAGAACCTTTATTGGTCACGCCTATGGTAGAGGTGCATCGTATCAAAACGAACAAAGGCTATCAATGCTCTGAGCATATGCATCAGTTCAAGTGGAATGCGTTCTATTGTATCAGTGGACATACTAAGATTCATGTTAGTAAAAATAACTATGATCTAACTGATGTGACTGATCTTGGTCCTGGTGATTTCACTACAGTCAAACCAGGAGAGTATCATTGGTTTGAATCTGTAAAGGACAGTCTGCTTTTAGAGATTTACTATCCAGAAGGTATCTCAGAAGATATCATTCGAAAGTCAGTCGGTGGAATGTCTAATGTTGAATAAATTAGAATTCAACCAAGAGATTGAAAAGTTTGTAAAAGAGACTGGCGAAACTTACATCGATGCTGTTGTTCATTACGCTGAAAAGAATGAAGTAGAGATTGAGACTGTATCTAAGATGCTGAATAAAGTTATCAGACAAAAGATTGAGTCTGAAGCTAGTGACTTAAATTTCTTGAAAGAGAAACTTTGCAGACTACCAATGTAGACTTGACATCACTAGTTTAATTATATATAATGAAAGAGAAATAACAGAGGAGGGAAATGAAACATTTAAGTCGTATTAAGTTGTATTAAGTCGTATTAAGTTGTATTAAGGAGAAAACATATGGCATTAGATTTTGCCTCACTAAAGAAGTCACGTAAGAACTCTTTGACTAGTCTGGTCAAAGAAGCAGAGAAACTAACACAGCGCGAAAGTAAGGGCGATGACCGCTTCTGGAAGCCAGAGGTTGATAAGTCTGGTAACGGGTTTGCAATCATTCGCTTTCTACCAGCACCACAGGGCGAAGACTTACCCTGGGTGAAGTTGTATGACCATGGTTTCCAAGGTCCAGGTGGTTGGTATATTGAGAACTCATTAACCTCACTACCAGGGCAGCAGAAAGACCCAGTATCAGAGTACAATTCCATGCTGTGGAACTCTGGTATTGAAGCTAATAAGGATATCGCACGTAAGCAAAAGCGTCGTTTGAAGTATTTCTCTAATATCCTTGTTGTTAAAGATAGCGCACACCCTGAGAACGAAGGTCGAGTCTTTCTGTTTCAGTATGGTGCGAAGATCTTTGAGAAACTACAGTTTGCTATGCAGCCTCAGTTTGAAGATGAAGAACCAATGAACCCATTTGATCTATGGGAGGGTTGTGACTTCAAGTTGAAGATTCGTAACTATGAAGGTTATCGTAACTATGACAAGTCAGAGTTTGACAGCCCTTCACCTGTTGCTGATGATGATGAAGATATTGAATCAATCTGGAACTCTCAGTACTCACTCACTGACTTTCTTGACCCCAAGAACTTCAAGTCATATGGTGAGTTGAAAGCGCGTCTGGATAAGGTTCTGGGCGTGGTAGAGACTGCACCAGTGCGTGATGTAGAAGAGACTGCACCACCACCTAAGCAGAAGGTTGCCAAGGCAGTTGAGGAAGATGCTCCGTGGTCTGATGACGATGATGATGAGGACATTTCGTTCTTCAAAGATCTAGTCGAAGACTAAACTAGAAGAGGGGATTTCGGTCCCCTCTTTTTTTTACATACCAAAGCTTACTGATCCGCCATACCTTCTACTGGAACCATCATTGTTTCTTGCTTGTGGTTTTTGATCAGACACTTGAGTATTATTCACAACATTATTAACTGTTGAATTATCTGTTGGGGCAACAACATTAGTTGCTTGTTTTTCGTCTTTAAGTGCTTGCAATTCTTTCATTAGTGCTTCTAGTTCTGGAGCAGAATCTGCTTCAAATTTTCTGACTGCCTCGGGATCTAGAAAAAATGGTTTTACTTCTTTTCCTTCAAATTGTGCCTCTTTAGTAATCGTATTTACACCGTCCACACCTAAATTTGTTGTTTCTTTTTCACGCCGACCAAAGAAATCGAGTCTTCTCTCTTGTGTTCCTGCTAGTTTATCAAAAGTAGCGCCTATGGTTGCACCGCCTACAGAGAAGTCGCCTTTTTGCATAATAGTTTCACCTTGACGATTCGCAGTGACGCCGAGATCGACTCCTACACCATCCATTTTCGTTTTATATCTCTGAGATATATCACCACTCACTAAATTTTTAGAAAGTTTCAAGCCTCCCATACTTGGTGTGGAATAATTAATTAAGTCGCCATGACTGTTATAAGTAAGTCTACCAAATCCTCCAGAATGTATAAAAGTTCCATCATGTGGTTTATACTGCAGAGTTGTGCCATCAGATAATTTCAATACTTTTTTATCGTACTTGTCTCCTCTACCTCTGGTTGGTTGTTTTAAAACCTCTTCAAAGTGTTCTGGTTTTATGCCAGTTTCTTCTTTTATTTTCATAATATTTTCATTGGACATGCTAGATGCAAGATGTCCTAATTGCTCTTCATTCAACACAGCTTCTTTACCATGTAACATAGCGGGAGTTCCAGAACCAAAGTCTTGAACTAACTTGCCACTGTTACCAATAGTTCCCTCACTAAAATCTGCTGATTTAGATGCAGTACCCATTTGAGCTTTTGAGTAATCAAAAGCAGGTCCATCGAAACGTGCCTCCAAAGCAGCGATATCTCTATCTAGGATAGCCTTTGCACTACTTGGTGTCAAGTCCTGTTTTGAAACCATACTTTCTCGTGGTTCCGTAGCAACATTGCCTCGGTTCTGACGCTGGGCGCGCCGCCGGCGCCGTTGAAAATCGCGCACTTCTTTGGTCGATATTACTTTTCGGTTAGCAGGTAGCGTTGACACACCAGTCTGTGGATTTTCTGTTTCTAATTCATAATCTGGGTCTAATGATGCACTTTTAGTAGATCCAGATAGGATTGGTGGTGGTTTAGGTATAGCAGAGTTGTATTCCTCATGCATGGCTAATGTTTGTTTCGGGTCTAATGCATCCATAGCCACTTGAGGTGCTTTTTTATTATTTCGTCTAGAGAACTGTCCACGCCCTGGACCCTTTTTGCCGAAAAGACTACCAATGCCATCAACCATTTCCATAAATGATTTGCCAATATTATTACCAACTTCACCAATCTTATCACCAATATCTTCTTGATAATCAAAAGAATTTCTTAGTTTTTCTTTTTCCTTTTCCAACTTTTCAACTTGAAGTTGGTCCTCCATAGTAAAATCTTTTTTCTTTTTCAAAGATTCTATTTGTTTGTCAAGAATAGCCATTTCGCTTCTGACTAACGTATCTTTATCATTCTCAACTAATTCTCTATTTGCTGATAATTGCTCTTCAAGTACTTTCCTTTTCTCCTCTGCAGCCTTTCTTTGCTCAAGACTATATCTAGAAGTATCATCTATAGTTTTAGTAAGACTTTCAATTTCTGCTAAAGTTTTATCTTGAAACTGTGCAGACTCTTCAACTCTTTTTTCAAGAGTTTTTTTCCGCCCTGGAGATATCTCTATCGTTTCTCCAAAAATACCAGCAATTTCTTTAGAAACGTCATCGACTGTATTAGTAATTGCCTCACCACCAATAAATCCAGCGACACCACCAACAACACCGCCTATTGCTCCGCCGATTGCAGTGCCTAGAACAGGAACAACAGATCCTATAGTAGCTCCGATAGCAGCACCTTTTAATCCTTGAGTGGCAGCATTTCCAAGACCTCCCTTACCACCGCCAATGAAGTTACCAATACCAGACGCTAGTTTACTCTGACCATCCTTGTCAGCAGTATCTACCCCCACCTTGGCATCTGATGCCATGTCTGCTATCGATAAGGCAGCACCAAGTCCAGGCACAAATCTGAGAAGACCTTTACCACCTACTGATAAAGCTTTACCAGGTTTTGACCCAAATATTTTTCCAAATGTGCTTTTAAGAGAAGATCCAATAGTGGTAGCTAAACCTGCTAGTCCAGCACCAGCAAGAACACCTCCACCACCACTAGAGCCGTCACCATCTTTTCCAGAATCACTAGAATTTTTTGATGTGAGAGCACCGCCACTCAAAAGCTCTGAAGTTTTTGATCGACCCTCACGCCCTTCTTCTTCTGATGTCTTTATTTCACGACGATAAATTTGAGTATTTAATTCAAACTGCTTTTGCAATACCTCTTGAATACCAATAAGATTATTTGATAGAGATTCAAATCCAGTAGAATTAATCTCTTTTAAAGATTTAATGCTATTTGTACCGCTATTTCTATCAAGTTGACCCTCTTCTTTTAATCTTTTTACTACTGGGTCTTCTTCGTTTCTTAGTGATGGTAATGCCATTTTACATCGCTTTTCGTTTTTCTAATTCTTCTTTTAGATGCTGCAATAGAAGTTGAATGTAAATAGTTCTTTCATAGGGAATCATATTTTCTATCTCTGTCAAGGAGTATTTATGATACTGCATCAAACCAAAATTTGTTTTGTAATGATTTGCAAGATCATCATGACAGAGACTTAGATAAAAAAATCATTCAATCCTCTTAATGTGAACTTAACATCTTCTTTACACCCTTTGCACTTATACTCAATATCATGTTCCAGTCTGGGCATAGTTTGAAAAAAATTTGAAAGTTTTTCAATTTGTTTTTTATTCATACTATCAATAAAGGAATGCATTTCCTGTTCAGTAAAATCTTCATATACAGTTTCTTTATCATATACAAGCTCAATGGACTTTTGTAAAATATCATATGTAGATGTATCATCGATTACATCAAACAGTTTCAAATTTGATATATTTGGATAACACATTTTAACTCCAATATCATCATTAAGCATGATATTTTTTTCATGTCCTTCAAACTCTTTTACTTTGATATCACTTAAATTAATAACAATATCTTTTTCAGTACCACAGGTATGTGTATATTTAAATTCTAAAACATTGCTTACACTCTGTGCGCGAATGTTTAAGTAGATGTATTCAAAGTCAAAATAACTTAAATTTTCAACATCTATTTCATCAAAAATACAGTTGTTTAGAATTTGTTTGACAGCCATAACTTGGTCAGCGACTTCATCTGATTCCTGTGCAGTCAAAAGGATTTTTTCTTCCTTCACTAAGAAGGGGCGAAATTTAATTTTTTGTTTTGTCGATGGCACCTCAATCTCATATTGTGGTGTTGTTAGTAATGGTAAAGTCATAATCTATTCCTTTAATAATTAAAAGTTGTTTGGCAACCCTACGATAGAAGAAAAGTTTGGTTCATCAATCAATCTGGATTTGGTTTCTAATTGCTCATAGTATCTATACTGGAATTCTACTTGTAATTTGTGTAGTGAGGAACTTTCCCAACTCAAATTCAACAACGCGATTGACAAGGGGTATGCTTCTAGTAATCGGGTTGTGATAGCCCTTGTACCAGTTTGATTCATTTTGACAATTTCTATTGTTCCGATATAATCGCTATAATACCCTGGATTGAATGGTGTTGTACCAGTGAAAGCAGATCTAGGTGCAACTCTATGATTGCCAGTAATAATGTCCATCCATTTTTCCATTTTTTCTTTTATCCGTAACTCTTCGTCACATAAAAATGTAATGGTAACAGGTAAGTAAATTGCAGTATATCCTATTTTTCTAGGTGGTCCAACAACATCTCTTGCATCATCAATTGATTGTGCGCTTCTACCTGGGATGACAGCCTGTTCAGCACGCAGTGTAAGGTCTGGGTCTAAACCTCCTAAAGATTGAGGAAAATAAATTTTTACCTCAAAATCAGATTCTTTACTTACACCTTTACTTGCAATATCAGCATTGAATTGATTAATGTTAAATGCCATTACTTTGCCATCTTTCTTGAATCTGCCCAAACTGAACCTTTAGATGCCTTAGCAAAACTTTCAAGAGGTAGGAATAGGGCGATGTCCCACTCTGATGAATTAATCTCAATAAACCTAGAACGTACATGACTTGATAAGTAACGTTTGAAAGTTGGTTTAAATGCCTTATATTTAGCAGCACCTTTTAGAATATCATAACTTAATCTCAACTTAGTTCTCTCGTCATATCGTTGATTAGAGCTTAAATCATATAAAGCATCCATAAGACGCGCTCTTAGTACATATGGTAAATAGTGCATATTGATACCGTAGAACCCTCCAGGAGCGCCCTGGACGGGAAAGATTAGTGGATACCTGTCATAGTATGGCAATGTGGCCTTAGTCTTTGGGTCATAGTTGAATAGATACATCTTACCCATTGATACACGGTTCTTATATCGTGCCTTTTCACCACGTACTACTGACTCTGGAGTTGCACTTGTGCCTTTAGCCTTATTACGAAACCAGTCTCTTGCACCTTGTGTACGAGCAGGTATTTGTCCAGCACGAACACCCTGGGCTAATATTTCGTCAAATTTTGATGCCATATGTCTTTTTCTCTTGACAAAGGGTTGACAGTATATTATATTTATATTGTAACCATACGAAAGGATTGATATATGACTATTAAATCATTTCTACCTGTCTTCCAGGGGCGAGTGGATAAACTTAAAAAACTTCTTGACGAACTGTAAAAAATACTATATAAAGATAATAAGGGGAACAATCAAGTTCCTCTTTAATTTATGGAGTGTCCAATGTCCGACAAACTTTGGAGAAAGGTTAAAAAGATGGAATTAGGTAATCCAATTATTACAGTACTAGTAGGACTTGTAGTTTTCTATATCGGACTGAAAATGTTTTCTGGTGGTATGAAATCTATGGGTAATATGGAACACCTAACTTTCTTTTTAGGTAATCCAATTTATATGTTCCTTGGTGGTATTATTATGACATTACTCTGGCAATCATCATCACTATCTACAACAGCAATCATTGCATTAGTCGCTTCTGGTGCGTTACCACTTCCTGCCGCAATCGGGGCAGTTCTTGGTGCAAACATAGGAACGACAGGTACAATCTGGTTGGCAGGCCTTCTGGTTTCAGACGGAATGCCTAAGGGTGATACCTTGAGGATTGCACTTGCACATTCTGGTGCAAATCTATTCATGTCAATTATGTTGTTACCTTGGGTACATCATATTGCAAAGTTCTTAGGTAAGGTAGGGTGATTCGGACACTTACCCACATTGTGGAGGCATTCTATGACTTAATACCCATATCTATTTCTGTCAAGACTTTAAACTCCCATCCACGGTCAGCACAGTAATCTTCTGCTGCTTCCCACTTAGCTTGATTTGTCGCATAGGTCACAACCTCATTGATGTATTTTTGCGTCTTACGCTTTTGCTTCTTGGGAGGGTTCTTTTGATTTTCAGGTTTGACCTCAATCATCATTGTCTTAGTTGAATTATCTCTCTGCTTTACTCTGATAATAAAATCAGGAAAGTATCTTCGCACTTTACCAAATGGGTCACGATAAGGTACGATAACTTCCTCACTTGCCCACCACACTACATTCTCATTCATATCAAAGTAGTGCATACACCGTGCCTCCCAAGAAGATCTGTAGGTTATCTTCGAAGGATCGCCACGGTATTTTTTTGGGTGCTTTGGTCTAAATTTGCCTGAGTATGCCATATAAATAACTAAAAGAATTTGTATTCAAAGGAATATTTATATGGCAGATAAACAGCAGACAATTCATGGTGATGGAACTGCTAAAACTAGTGGTAATGAATCAGCTGAAGAAGCAATTAAAAAAATTCAAAATGCTAAAAGTGGGGGATTTCAATTATCACAACCTGGAAAAATTACATTTCCTGGTGATTTGCTAGATGGGCATGAAGCTGTCAGATTTGAAATATTTAAAGACTATCAGTTTGATAGAACAGAAAACTTAATGGAAAAGGGGGTTGCAGCTACAATATACCTTCCGATTCCTAATGTTTTACAACCATCTTACAGTGCATCTTATCAATCTACTGAACTAGGTGTAATTGGTAGAGCGGGAGCATCACTTGCTGGTGGAGGTCAGGAAGATACAAATTCGGTTGGTGCTCTTGCAAATTTAGCAGCACAAAATTCAGGAGCTCTAGCAACGGCTGCTGGTGCCGGAATCGGTAAACTATTAGGAAGCGTACTTAAAAAAACTCCAAAAATTGGAGAACTAGCAACTGCTACTGGCGCTGCCGCCGGGGCGGCAGCAGGTCAAGCTGTCAAAGGCGCACAATTTGGAATGGGAGTTGCGCGTAATCCTCATATGGCACAAGTTTTCGAAAATATACAATTTCGTAGTCATGACTTTTCATACAAATTTTCTCCTAAAAATATACAGGAGCAAAATACTCTGTCAAATATAATTAAAATGTTTAAGGTGGCAATGCATCCAAAGTATCTTCTAGGGGATCATATGTTTGAATATCCTGCTCAGTTCGATATTGACATTATAACAGGCGAAACTAATAGACATTTTTATAATGTCGGTATTTCAGTATTGACTGATATGAGTGTTAACTATTTACCAAATGGACCACATATGCATGACATTAGCGGAGCAGATTCAATTGGATTTGAATCACAAAATATTAAAGCACCTATAGCTGTCGATATTTCAATGAAATTTACTGAAATCAAAATTGTTACACAAGATGAAATTATGGAGAGTAACTATTAATGTCAGATTTTTACTTCAGTTCATTTCCAAAAACTAGTTATGATATTAAAAAGAATGGTAAAGTAGAGAATGTAACAAATATCATGTTGCGCTATAAACTTAATTCCATAACTAAAAACTTTGTATCACCGTACTATGACTATCTTGTAGAGGATGGTCAGCGAGCAGACGTTATTGCTTTTAGTGCATATCAAGACTATACACTTGACTGGTTAATATATCTAGTAAATGATATTATTGATCCTAGTTTTGACTGGCCTTTGAGTCAACGAACATTGGAAGCATATATTAGAGAAAAGTATGGTAGCATTCCAGCAGCACAAGCAACTAACCATGAGTATCGTAAAATTTTAAATAAACAATCTGTTTTATTTGATGGCACTGTTGTCCCAAAAAGAACTCTAATTGTAGATGAAACAACCTACAATTCCCTCAGTGAAACTGATAGAGAATCAGTATCTAAATACCAGTATGAAATAGATTTGAATGATGATAAAAGACGTATCAAGTTAATCTCTAATAAATTTATTTCTAAAATATTATTAGAACTTAGAAATGTATTTTAATGGAAAATAGCTATAAAGCAGAAAAGATTATTGTAGATAGTCTTAGTATTATTAATTACGATAGAGAAGTAATTAGTGATATTCAAAGACAAGCTATCGACTTTAATCTATATGAAGATTTGTTTTCACCAACCATGTCTTTTGATGCAACTATTACAGATAGTAATGGTCTTATCGAAAGATTTCCATTTGTTGGTGAAGAACTAATTGCGGTTCAGTTTAGAATTCCATCTATCAATAAAATTATTGAAAAAATATTTTCAATCTATAAAGTATCAAATAGAAAACATAAAGGCGATAGAAATGAAGTATATACACTTCATGGTATATCATTAGAGGCTATTGTAAATATCAATTCAACTGTCGATAATTCCTTTGTAGGTATGCCATTTACTAAGATGGTTGAAAGTGTATACAGAGAATACTTTCTTAAATCAAATAAAAAAACAGCAGGTTCGCCATTCCTTACATATGATAAGGAGTTGTTTATTGAGGATACAATCGGTAAACACTCTATTGTATCTCCAATGTCAACTCCATTTGATTTTATCAAGTACTGTGCTAAACATGCCCAGTCTCCAAAATATATTGAGAGTGATTACGTGTTCTTTGAAAATGAGGATGGATTTAATTTCAAAACTATTAGCAGTTTACTAGAGCAAGATTCTGTTGAAGATTACTATCTGTCTGATCCTGCAGCAAAGCGAGATCAGAATACCACAGTTAAAGAACACCAGATTATTAGAAACTTCTCTTTTGACGATTTTGAATTTGACACACTCGAAAGCATTGCTACTGGTCTATACGATAATGAAGTCTCTGTTATTGACCCAGTACTGAAAAAGTTTAAGAGCACCACCTTAAATTACCACTATACAAAAGACTTCACAAATGTAAATAAAAATCCTAGTGCTGTCACCAATAGAAATAAATTTACATCAAATTTTTCTGTGTACAAAGATTTCAATGGTTCTTCTCATGCTAGGTATATGGTATCTAATTTATCTGACGGGGCTTATAATCAGACCTCCTATATTAAAAATAGATCAACCAACGACCCCGTATCAGAATATCCTTTCGTCCGACATAAGTTTTTAAATCATTTGATTTCTAAATTATCCCAAATCAATACTAAATTCAATATAACTATTGTTATTCCTGGTGACCCAAATCGTAAGGTTGGTGATGTTGTCAAGTTGTATATTCCACAGAAAAGTGCATCACAGGAATTTGTCAAGCGATATAATTTTTTGTATGGTGAGTACGACCCTAGATTCCTTGTGACTGCGATACATCATAATTATTCAGTTCAACAAGATGTGTATTTAACAACTCTTGAACTAACAAAAGATTGTCTGGGGCAAGACGTATTTACTCCAGGTGGTGCAGGAGGATATGATGGTTGATTTTAAAGAAGAGTTTATGGGATACAATTTCATCTGGTTTTTTGGAGTAGTTGAGGATCGCAATGACCCACTCAAGATGGGGCGCGTCCGTGTCCGTTGTTTTAACTGGCACAGCGAAAATAAACTCAAAGTTCCTACAGAAGCGTTACCATGGGCGCAGTGTATGCAACCTGTAACCTCTGCTGCTATCAGTGGTGTCGGTCGGTCTGCTACTGGACTTGTAGAAGGATCGTGGGTTATTGGTTTCTTCTTAGACGGTGAAGATGCCCAGAAACCTATGATTATGGGTTCTATGGCTGGTATTCCTACCGAACTAGCAAATGTTGATTTCGGATTTAGCGATCCAAATGGCATATATCCCACACTCATTGATGAACCCGATACTGACAGACTTGCAAGAAATGACGCTGACTTTGTACCTCCTCTACTTGCAACCAAGGAGTCCGGTAGAACATCATCTGTATCAACTGCTACAGGTAGCACATGGAATGAAGAGCCAAGCAAGTACAATGCATCATATCCTAAAAACCATGTGATGAAAACTGAAAGTGGTCATGTATTTGAGGTTGATGATACAACAGGTCACGAGCGTATACACGAGTATCATAAGTCTGGTACATTCCGTGAGATTTCAGCAACAGGTAATACAGTGACACGTATCGTAGGTGACAACTACGAAATTATTGCTGGTTCCGATTACGTGAATATCAAAGGTTCATCTAATGTAACTATCGATAGTAACTGTACTACATATGTAAA